CTTTTTCTACTGGCATTAATATTCGTAATTTGCACAACATCGTGTTCTCTTCTCCCTCAAAGTCTCGTATCAGAGTTTTGCAGTCAATCGGAAGAGGGTTGCGAGTTGGAGATAATAAAGATAGAGCTACCTTATTCGACATAAGTGATGACTTTACTCACAAGTCTAAAAGGAACTTTACACTAACTCATTTTATGGAACGAATAAATATCTATAATGAAGAACAGTTTGATTATGAAATTAAAAGGATTAAAATGAAATGACTCACGATACAAAAATAATAAAGTTATCCAGTGGTGAGGAAATCATTTGTAAAGTGGTTCACAACCCAGAAAAAGATTACATGAGTGTTGTACGACCAATGAAATTAAATTCCTATCCAAAGGCTACCAAACAGGGCATTGAAGAGGCTCTGTCTCTACAAAGATGGATACACTTTGCTGATGCAGATACTTTTGATGTTCCTAAATCTCAGGTTATGGTACTGACAGAGGCATCTTATGGATTAGTGAAGTTTTATGAATATTGTGTAAAAAAGGCAAAGTGGGAAGAAGAAGAGATATTAGCTCCACCATCTATTCAAGATCTTGAAGATATAGAGGCAGAAGAAGATTGGGATGAACAGTTCGGTGAACCTGACTCTAAGCTAATACATTAACTCATTCTCAAACCTAGCATAGTAAATATACCCTGTTGTCAAGAGATTGTCAATAACTTTTGCTAAATAAATTTATCTATTGACATTTGAATCAAGATATAGTATGATGTATCTATTAATCGCACAAAAGCGATAATTTATGTGGAGTGAACATGGCTAAAAGAAAAACAGGAGTGCATTATGTAAACAATGCACAATTCCTAGAAGCAATGAAAGAATGGAAAGATCGTTGCAAAGAAGCTGAGGAACTTGGTGAACCACAACCACCAGTGACTAACTATATCGGTGAATGCTTCTTGAAAATTGCGAACCATCTTTCTTACAGACCAAATTTTATTAATTATACCTATAGAGATGAAATGATTTCAGACGGTATTGAAAACTGTCTACAGTATTGTAGTAATTTCAATCCAGAGAAATCAAAGAATCCGTTTGCGTATTTTACACAGATTATCTATTACGCATTCATTCGTAGAATTCAAAAAGAAAAGAAACAACAACACATTCGTCACAAAGTGATTGAGAATATGAATGTTGATATTCTTGCAGTTGGTGAGGATATGGAACAGGCACAGTTTGTGGAGTATCTACAAAAGAACTTCCTACCAGCTGAAGATGTTTATAAACCCAAGAAGAAAAAGAAAACTGAACCTAAAGGACTAGAGAAATTTTACGATGAAGATAGCGCTGATAACTGATACCCACTTTGGCGCTCGCAATGATAATCTAGCATTCAACGAATACTTCTACAAGTTTTGGGAGAATACTTTCTTCCCATATCTTGACGAACATAAGATTGATACGATTATTCATCTTGGTGATTTGATGGACAGACGTAAGTTTGTATCCTATAAGATTGCACGAGATTTGCGTGAGCGATTTATTAAACCTGTAGTAGACAGAGGTATTACCATGCATATTATGGCTGGTAATCACGATACCTATTATAAGAATACTAACGAGATTAATTCGTTGTATGAACTATTGGGTGGGCCAGGAGAAGAGAAGTATCCTAATATCTACTGTTATGATTCCCCTTGTACAGAAGAGTTTGATGGAACAGGCATTCACTTTATGCCGTGGATTTGTTCTGAGAACTACGAGCGTTCCATGAGAAGTATTCAATCAACCTATGCACAAGTTTGTATGGGGCATTTTGAAATCAATGGTTTTGAAATGCACAAAGGACACTTCTCAGAAAACGGTTACGATAAGAAGTTTCTAAATAAGTTCGATACTGTGTTCTCTGGACACTTCCATAAGAAGTCTGATGATGGCCATGTATATTATCTTGGTAACACATACCAGATGACTTGGAGTGATGATGGATGTCAGAAAGGTTTTCATATCTTTGACACCAACACCAGAGAATTAGAACGTATCGTCAATCCTTACACTATATTTGAAAAAGTATATTATGATGATACTACTACAAATTATAATGACTTTGACATCTTGACATTAAGAGATAAATTTGTTAAAATAGTGGTAGTAAATAAAAAAGACTTGTATCAATTCGATAGATTCATTGATAAAGTCCTTGGTGAATCTGGAGCCCACGAGGTAAAGATTGTAGAGGACTTCAGTGATTTGGATGCATCGAATGTTGATGATGCAATCATTGAGAATGCAGAGGACACTATGACTCTGTTGGAACGCTACATTGATGAACTTGATGTAGATTTGAATAAGAAAAGATTGACTAGTATGATGAAGTCACTTTATGTAGAAGCGAGCGACTTGGAACTTTGATTACATTTAATAAAGTACGGTGGAAGAACTTTCTATCCACTGGAAATCAATTCACTGAAATACAGTTGGACTATGCTCCAACTACGTTAATTATTGGGGAAAACGGAGCCGGTAAATCTACTATTCTGGATGCGCTTTGTTTTGTCCTGTTCAATAAGCCTTTTCGTAATATCTCAAAATCACAACTTGTGAACTCTGTTAATGGTAATGGCACTATTGTTGAAGTAGAGTTTAATGTGAACAATAAAGATGTGAAGGTTGTTCGTGGTATCAAACCAAACAAGTTTGAAGTTTGGATTGGCGGTACTATGATAAACCAAGACGCAAATGCAAGGGATTATCAGAAACATCTAGAACAACAAATCTTAGGATTGAACTATCGCTCTTTCACACAGGTTGTTATTCTTGGTTCATCTACCTTTGTTCCTTTCATGCAGTTGTCTACAAAGGCTCGCCGTGAGGTTGTCGAGGATATCCTAGATATCAAGATTTTCTCACTGATGAACTTTCTCCTCAAGAACAAGAATAAGTCTCTTACAGAGGATATTCGTGATGTTCAGTATAACTTTGACTTGACAAAAGAAAAGGTTACGCTACAGGAAAAGTTTATTAAAGAAGTTGTAAACAATAAATCTGCTATTATTGCAGAGAACCAACAGAAGTTGTGGGATAATAAAAGCACCATTGACTTCAAAAGAGATGATGTGAAAGCATTAGAGATAGATAATGAAAACCTATCTTATGATGCAGAAGAGAAAGCGAAAGTAGAGCAGAAACTAAAGAAACTAACTCAAACAGAAGCAGCCCTTCAGAACAGGAAATCTGAGCATGACCGCCAAATACAATTTTTCCAGAACAACGATGAATGCCCGTCTTGCGAACAACCGATTACAGAATCAACTAAGCAGACGCAGATTGAATCCAGAACCACAAAGATCGGAGACATCGAAAACGGTATCGCAGATTTACAAAGAATGGAATCAGAAGAACAAGACAGACTCCAATCAATCTTAGTAGACTTAGAAACTATTCGTAAGAATGATGTTGAGAAAGCCAAGGTACTTTCCTCTATTGCAGAGTTGGAAAAGTTCAATGCAAAACTAGAAAAAGATATTGAGGCATATCAAAACGGTTCTGTGTCAGAAGAAGATAAGATAAAACTTGCAGAACTAAAAGGACAGATAAAGTCGATTGGAGAACAAAAAACTAAGTTGAATGAAGATAAGTTTTACATTGATGTTGCTCGTAATCTTTTACAAGACAGTGGCATCAAGACAAAGATTGTAAAACAGTATCTACCAATTATGAATAAGTTGGTAAACACATATCTATCATCTATGGATTTCTTTGTCAACTTTAATATTGATGAGAACTTTAATGAAACAATCAAGTCACGTTTCAGAGATGAGTTCTCTTATGCATCATTCTCAGAAGGTGAGAAGATGCGAATTGATTTGGCACTTCTATTTACATGGAGAGCCATTGCAAAGATGAAAAACTCTACGAATACGAATCTACTAATACTAGATGAGATATTTGATTCATCTTTGGATAACACTGGTACTGATGATTTTCTAAAGATTTTGAATACATTTGACCAACAGAATGTATTTGTCATATCACACAAACAGGATATGCTGTTTGATAAGTTTAGAAACATTATTCAGTTTAAGAAAGAAAAAAACTTTAGTAGGATGGTATAATGGATCAAAGTGAACGGTTTAAAGAATTACTAGAAGAAATGAAAAAGACACACGATGCAAAGCGTCACGACTATGCAAGTGTGGAAGATATATTTGCAAACTTTAGAACCTGTGAGATGGGTGGTATCCCAGCATGGAAGGGATGTTGTGTTCGACTAGGAGACAAGTTCAGCCGTATTATGGGTTTTGCAAAGAAAGAACTACTTGAGGTTAAAGATGAGAGTATCAAGGATACACTTATCGACATGGCCAATTATGCTTTGATAGCATTAATTCTTTATGAGGAATATAAGGATGGGAAAAAGAAGTGATTTTGAGAGGGTGGAAAGAGATTTCTACCCTACTCCTATAGAGGCAGTGATGCCTCTTGTTCCCCACTTACCAAAGACAGGATTGTTTGCAGAACCTTGTGCCGGTGACGGTAGACTGATTCGACACATAGAACAACTGACAAAACTGTTAGGGTACTGGATGACTGATATAGAACCTATGGCAGACTTTGTTGGTGACGGTGATGCAATGACTGATAAGATTGTAGGATGTGATGTTTGCATAACAAACCC